CGGGCAACGCCCCGGTAGGTACAACGCTGGCGCTGTTGGAGCGCACACTGAAGACCATGAGTGCTGTGCAGGCCCGGGTTCATGCGTCCATGAAGCAAGAGTTCAAGCTGCTGGCCGCGATCATTGGAGACAACGCTCCTGATGAGTATGAATACGACCCTGCTAAAGGCGACCGTAAAGCCAAGCGCGGCGACTACTCTATGGTGGAGGTTATCCCCGTCAGCGATCCCAACAGCACCACAATGGCGCAGCGGATCATGCAGTACCAAGCGGCTATTCAGTTGGCCCAAGGCGCTCCGCAGATTTATGACCTGCCTCAGTTGCACCGTCAGATGCTTGAAGTATTGGGTATCAAGAACGTTGAGAAGCTTGTGCCGGTTGACGATGACTTGAAGCCACGCGACCCGATCAGTGAGAACATGGCGTTCCTTAATGGTAAGCCAGTCAAAGCGTTCATCTACCAAGATCACGACGCGCATATCGCTGTTCACACAACGTTTATGAAAGACCCCATGATTGGGCAGACGATGGGGCAGAACCCAATGGCGCAGCAGATGATGGCGGCGACGATGGCGCATATCTCTGAGCACTTGGCCTTCGCATACCGCCGCAAGATCGAGGAGCAGATGGGCGTTACGATGCCCGCACCTGACTCAGAGTTGCCGGAGGACGTGGAAGTTCAACTGGCCCGCCTGACGGCCCAAGCCGCGACGCAACTACTGCAACTGAATATGGCACAGGCTCAACAGGCACAGGCCCAACAGGCGGCACAAGACCCGATGATGCAACTCCAACAAGCCGAATTGCAACTCAAAGGCAAGGAAGTTGAGCTTAAGGGCCAGAAGATTCAGGGTGACCTGCAGATCAAGCAAGCGGAACTGCAACTCAAAGCGCAGGAAATGGCTAGCAAGCAGGGCGAGGACCCAGCGCTGGCTCAACAACGCCATGCTCAGACCATGCAGCAGACCCAGCAAGCCCACGAGCAACAGCTTACGCATGCGCAACAGACGCAGCAACAGAAGATGGCCGCAGCAGTTCAGGCCAGCCAACTCAAGCAGCAGCTAGCGGCGCAGAAACCTAGGACACCAACATGACTGAACTAGAAGTTTTGGATAAGAAATTTAAGGCCCATGTGGAGTACATGGCAGACTCCCTTGCAAAGGGGAGTTGTAAAGACTTTGGGGAGTACCAAAGAATGTGCGGGGTTATCTACGGTCTTGGCCTCGCACTTACCGATCTACAAGACCTGCGTAAGAAAATGGAGCGATATGAAGCCGAATGAATTTCTAATAAGCCACACGGCAGACCCTAAAGGGCCGGTGTCTATATTGGCGGAAAACAATGAAGCCAAAGCCAAACAGATTCCTGACCCTGTTACATACCATATTCTGTGTATGCTGCCGGAGGCAAAGGAAGAGTATGAAGGCGGGATTCTGAAATCAGATCAAGCTCGGCACCACGAAGAGTTACTGTCTCCAGTACTGTTCGTAGCGAAACTCGGCCCTGACGCATTTAAAGATGAAAAACGTTTTCCCTCCGGACCCTCTTGCGCAGTGGGTGACTTTATTCTTGTACGCCCTAACACGGGCACTCGCATGAAGATTCACGGCACCGAGTGGCGAATTTTGAATGACGACTCTGTGGAAGCAGTTGTTCAGGACCCCCGCGGTATCCAACGTCCCTAAGGAGATATTATGAACATCGAAAAAACTGAATTTGAATTCCCCGACGAAGTTGAATCCGTCAAACCCCGAGTTGGCGGTCGTGTAGTAACTCCTGAGCCGGAGCCGGAGCCAGAAGTCGAGATTGTTGACGATACTCCCGAGAAGGACCGCAATCGTAAGCCTATGGCCGAAGCGCCGGTAGACCCTACCGACGAGGAGCTAGACAGTTATTCTGATAGCGCCAAGAAGCGCATCAAGCACTTTACCAAGGGCTATCACGAAGAGCGTCGGGCTAAAGAGTCCGCATTACGCGAGCGCGAGGAGGCGGTGCGTATTGCACAGACTATTGCGGAAGAGAACCGGCAGCTTAAGGGCTCCCTTAACCAAGGGCAGACCGCTTTATTGGAGCAGGCCAAGAAAGTAGTCGCTAATGAGTTGGACGCCGCCAAGCGAGCCTACAAGACTGCATATGAGGCCGGGGATTCTGATGCACTTGTAGACGCGCAAGAAAGCATGACTGCAGCGAAGTTAAAAGCGGAGCGAGTTAATAATTTTCGGCCTACCCCTGTACAAGCCGAAACTCCTGTGGTACAACCACAACAATTCGCTGCTAATCCTCCTGAAGATCGAAAAGCAGTAGAATGGCAGCGAGAGAATAGTTGGTTTGGGTCTGATGATGAGATGACTAGCTTTGCGCTTGGTTTGCACAACAAACTAATCAAAGACGGCATTGATCCACAGTCTGATACCTATTATGATCGAGTTAATTCTCGTGTACGACAAGTGTTCCCAGACAAGTTCGAGTCAGAAGGAACCGCTGATGCTCCATCTCAGCGTACACAAAAAAAGAACGTAGTGGCACCCGCAACCCGAAGTACTGCTCCCCGAAAGGTCGTACTAACGCAAACGCAAGTGTCTATCGCCAAAAGGCTTGGAGTTCCCTTGGAACTGTACGCCCGTAAGGTTGCTGACGAAATGAGGAAATGATTATGGCTGAAACTATTAGACAACCACGCGATTTGGAAACCCGAGCGAAAATGGAGCGCCCCACAAAATGGATGCCGCCCCAGCTACTGCCTGACCCTAACCCGGAACCCGGCTTTGCATTTCGTTGGATTCGGATCAGTACGTTGAATAATTCCGATCCGCTTAACGTCTCTTCAAAACTTCGTGAAGGTTGGGAACCTGTAAAGGCTTCAGATCATCCTGAAATTAGACTTATGTCTGGGCAATCTTCTCGATTCCCTGATTCGGTTGAAATTGGCGGTTTGTTGCTGTGCAAAACACCCGTGGAGTTTGTGGAACAACGCGATGCGTACTACCGCCAACAAGCGGACGCTCAAATGAATTCCGTAGATAACACTTATATGCGTGAAAATGACCCACGGATGCCTATGTTCAAAGAACGTAAGTCCCAAGTCACTTTCGGTAAAGGTACTTAATTTAGGAGTCTAAGATGGCTTACCCCACCGTTGATGCCCCCTACGGGCTAAAGCCGGTCAATCTGATCGGCGGTCAAGTTTTTGCGGGTTCTACCCGTGAGTACCCAATTCAGTATGGCTACGCCACTGATATTGGTTATGGCGATATTGTTGCGTTGAACCGCGGCAATACCGTACGTTTATCGGTCACCGCTGCAGGCGCAAGTGGTCTGGTCGGTGTGTTCCTCGGTTGTTCGTACACGAACCCGTTGACCAAGCAGAAGTTCTTCTCGCAGTACTGGCCGGCAGGTACGTTGGCGGGTGACGCAGTAGCTATTGTTACTGATGATCCTGACACCGTGTTCAAAGGAGTTGTTTGTTCGGCTACTACCGTTATTGGCGCTGCTAATAGCGCACTGATCGGCCAAAACATTCAGATGATTAACAACGCTGTTAACCTGAATACTGGCAACTCCACGAACGCTATTGCCGCTGTTGTTGGTGCAGGCGCTCCCGCTATCACAGGTACTTTCCCCCTGCGGGTTTTGGACGTGGTTCGTGAGACTTCTACGGCTGTTTCGGCAGTTGGCTCTTCTTCCGGCACCGCAATTACGCTGACAGGCACAGGCCTTCCAAGCGCGATTCTGGCAGGCTCGGATGTATCCTACATTGCGGCTAACGGTCAACTGGTGGAGACAGGTTCGTACGTGCAAGCCAATACGGCTGCAGGTGCTACCACTGTCAACATCAACTTGGCAATCGCCGTTCCCGGCAGCATCGTCGCAATCCCAGCAGGCTCAACCATTGTATTTACTCAGTACTCAGAGATTTTGGTGAAAATCAATCACTCTCAGCACCAGTATTACATTGGCGCAGCAGTCGCTTAATAAGGAGCTAAATCATGGCTATTTCACGCGCACAACTACTTAAAGAACTGCTCCCCGGTCTGAACGCCTTGTTTGGTCTGGAATATGCGAAGTACGGCGAAGAGCACAAGGAAATCTACGAGGTTGAGTCCTCAGAGCGTTCCTTTGAAGAAGAGACCAAGCTCTCTGGCTTCTCCGCCGCTCCAGTGAAGAACGAGGGTTCTGCCATTGCTTATGACAATGCGCAGGAAGCTTGGACCGCACGATACAACCACGAAACCATCGCAATGGGCTTCAGTATCACTGAAGAGGCAGTTGAGGACAATCTGTACGATAGTCTCTCAGCCCGCTACACCAAGGCTCTGGCCCGTGGCATGGCATACACAAAGCAAGTAAAGGCTGCAACGGTCTTGAACAATGCGTTTAGCTCCGCAGTCACCTACGGTGACGGCGTGTCTTTGTGTTCTACAGCGCACCCACTGGTCTCCGGTGGCACCAACAGCAACCGTCCTTCAGTCGCCGCCGACTTGAACGAAACCTCTTTGGAAAATGCCGTGATCCAGATCGCTGCATGGACTGATGAGCGTGGCTTGCTGATCGCTGCTAAGCCGAAGAAGCTGGTCGTTCCCCCTGCTTTGATGTTCGTGGCGACTCGTTTGCTCGAAACGGAACAGCGCGTTGGAACTTCTGACAATGATGTCAATGCCCTGAAGAACAATGGTTCTATCCCCGGTGGTTACACCGTGAACCACTTCTTGACTGACACCAACGGCTGGTTCCTGTTGACGGACGTGCCGAACGGTCTGAAGCACTTTGTGCGCTCGCCATTGCAGAACTCCATGGATGGAGACTTCGATACCGGTAACGTGAGATACAAAGCCCGCGAGCGGTACTCATTTGGGGTGTCGGATCCGCTCGGCCTGTATGGTTCGCCGGGTTCGTCTTAAGCTAAGCCGCATCTAGCCTAGCTAGGGCGCTATAAAAAAGGGAGCTTCGGCTCCCTTTTTCTTCGGCTGTTGACAATTCGAGTACCTTTTGGTACATTACGTACTCCCTAGCTTTATACCGGAGTTTACGAAAATGTCACAAATAATTTACAAGATCATCAACCTCATCAACGGTAAGTTTTATGTGGGAAGTACCACTAACCAGAAAGTACGGTTCCGCCAACATAGAAAGCTGCTTCGGGGAAACCGGCATCACTGCAAGCACTTGCAGGCCGCATGGAATAAGTACGGGGAGGATAAATTTTCCTTTGCAGTAGTCGAGGAAATTCCTAGCAGTGAAGCCTTGTGGGAAGCTGAAGACAGGTGGCTGAACCTTCATGTTGGTACTGACGGGTGCTATAACTCGGGCCGTGCCGCCGTAGCTCCATGGCGGGGGGTTTATGGCGCTGCACATCCAAACTTTGGAAAGGCAATAACCCCGGAGCAAAAGACAGCTATTTCCCACACATTAAAAGCGTTCTATGCCGAAGACTACGCCAATCATCCACGGGTAGGTGTTCCGCATACTGCAGAGACAAAGGCCAAAATAAGCGCCGCTAAGTTAGCAAACCCCACCAAACCGTGGCTAGGCCAAGAGCGCAGCGACGAGACAAAGCAAAAAATCGGAGACACTCAGCGCGGTAAAGCCAAAGCCTCTGGACGGACTGTATCGGAGGCGGGACGCGATAAAATTAAAGCCAATATAGCTGCAGGACGTAGCCATATGCATTGGGTTGGGAAGACTCATACGGAGGAGGCCAAAGCTAAGATGAGCAAGCGGATTATTGAGGTAACAAATAACATAGAGTTCAGTAGTTTGAGTGCCGCTTTACAGCATTACGGGCTGAAGATGCCTACGCTACGTAGAGCCTTGCTTACAGAACAACCCTTGAGTAAAGGGCCCCATGCGGGGCTGCAGTTCAAATACCTTGCACCCACCCCCGCTTCCTGATATATTGCAAGTATTCCGGGGAACCCGGTACATCAAACAGTCCCGGCTGACTGACATGCAAGATTGATGTACTTCAAACGCATGATTGGAGTCTCAAATGGCTTTCGCAACACACTTAGGTCCGTGGATGCTCGGTACCGTAAAAGAAACTACGGGTACTACTTCGGGAACCGTCCGTAATACGGGCCTGACCAATACTTTTCAAACCGTCAAATTGAATCTGGTAGGTGCCGTTTCTGGTACTCCTATTCAGATCGCGGCGCTCCCTGCTGGCGCACACATCATCAACGTTATTGTGGATACCCTGACAACCCTGTCAGGCACGGTTACCGCCGCTACATTGACGGTCGGTACTGCAACTACCGCAGACCTGTTCTTCCCCGCTACCACGATCTTGGCCGCAGGACGCCAGAATGCTACCCTGACGGGTACTCAATTGACTGCATACGCAGGCGTGGCCTCTGCAGCCTCTCCAAACGGTATTGGCGTGGGTCCTACAG